ATACTTTGGAAAGAAATAAAATTATGAACAGCAAACCTACAAAAGACCCTAAGTGGTTAATAGAAATGAAAAAAGAAGCAGACAAATTAGGCATACCTATTAGAGAGCTTCTAACACAGAACATGAAAAAAGCACCAGCTAAGAAACCAGCGGCTGGTAAAAAGAAAACAGTTATGGCGGCTAAGGGTGGTTACATGGCTAAGAAAAAGAAGAAGTAGTATGGCAGCTCCATTAATATATGCAGCTGGAGCTGTAGTAGCAAAGTTTATTGCACAAAAAGGTTTATCAGCTGCGGCAAAAAGATTTACTAAAACAGCTATATCTGAAGGTAAAAAGCATGCGGCAGATTTGCTTAAAAAAAATGGTGGTAGAACACTAGAGAAAGCTGCAGGTGTTAAAAAAATAAAACCTGTACAAAAAATGAATGCTAACTCAAGGTCTACACTTAGGAAGGGTGCAACTGTAGGTAGTCTTTTAGGTGCTTCTGCAGGTATTCAGTATGGTAAAGGTGCTGGTAGGTCTGAGCAAAAAACAAAACTAAAAGAGCTACGTAAAAAATTAAAAGAACAGAAGAATGCTACAGATCGTGCTAAGGTACAAGTGCAAATAGAAAAAATGGTAGCTAAAGAAGCCGCATCTAAAAAGCTAGGCAATACATCTGCAAAACCTAAAGCTCGTCCATTAGGTATGACTTCTAGTAAACCTAAACTACGTAAAACAAAGTAGGGTATAATGAAAAGTAACTTTAATGAATGCTTAGAAATGCTACTGGAACACGAGGGTGGTTACGTAAATCATCCTAGTGATCCCGGTGGCATGACTAATCTTGGTGTAACCAAACGTGTGTATGATGAATGGATTGGTCGTGAGTCAACTGAAGAAGAAATGCGTGACCTAACACCAGATGATGTAGCTCCAATATATAAACAGAACTACTGGGATAGAGTTAAAGGTGATCAACTACCATCTGGTATTGATTGGTGTGCATTTGACTGGGCTGTTAATAGTGGTAGTGGTAGACCTGCTAAGGCTATACAACGTGCAGTAGGTGCTACAGCAGATGGTGCTATTGGTCCTAAGACACTACAACTTATTATGGAAAAAGACCCTAAGTATATTATTGAGTATGTATATACAGTACGTCAAGACTTTTATAAAGGTTTAAAAACATTTGAAACATTTGGTCGTGGTTGGTCTAGGCGTAATAAAGAAACGCTTGAACAAGCATTACACATGGTGGAATAGTAAATATGGCACGTGAGTTAACAGAACGACAACAGAAATTTTTAGCAGTCCTTATGGATGAAGCTGGTGGTGATATAACCAGTGCTAAAATAATAGCAGGTTATTCAGCTAATACTTCTAATACAGAAATAACGAATAGCCTCAAAGAAGAAATCATTGACGTTACTCACAGCTACTTAGCACGTAATGTACCTAAAGCGGCTATGGCTATGGTAGGTGCATTGTATGATCCTACTGAGTTAGGTATACGTGATAAGATGGCAGCTGCTAAAGAACTACTAGATCGTACTGGATTAGTTAAGACTGAGAAGGTACAAGTAGAATCTAAGGGTGGTGTTATGTTAATGCCAGCTAAAAATGTACAGGAAGATAATGACTAAACCATTAGGTAAATGGAAATTACCACAACCAACAGACCTTAAAGAGAATAGTAAGTGGGTAGCAATCCCACGTGTTGCCAGAACAATACCATTCGGTTATGAACTAGATTCTAATGATGATAGAATCCTCTTGCCAATCAGTACTGAACTTGATATGCTTGAGCAAGCGAATAAATACTTAAAGCAGTATTCATATCGTGAAGTTGCAAACTGGTTGACCAGAAATACTGGTAGAACTATTTCGCATGTAGGTTTAAAGAAACGGTTGGAAAATGAGCGACAAAGAAAAAACAAAGCTGGAAGCCTTCGCAGATGGGCAGACTATGCGAAAAAGGCAATCGCCAAAGCGGAAGAAATCGAGCGCACAAGACTCGGTGCAAAAGAAATCAAAGAACAAGAAGAAGGCAGTAGCAAAGCCGCTTGAGACACCTGCTATAGTAGTTAAGGATAATTTAGCTCAAGTAGAAGAACAGCATAATGTAATATTCAAACCTAATGCTGGTCCTCAAACAGACTTTTTAGCGGCAGGTGAGCGTGAGGTGCTCTACGGAGGCTCAGCAGGTGGTGGTAAATCATATGCTATGTTAGCTGACCCGTTACGCTTCATGGGGCATCCAGCCTTCTCAGGATTGCTCCTACGACATACTACAGAAGAACTAAGGGAACTTATCTTTAAGTCTCAAGAAATGTATCCTAAGATATGGCCGGGTATTAAGTGGTCAGAACGTAAGATGCAATGGACAGCACCATCAGGTGCAAGACTGTGGATGTCATACTTAGATAGAGAAGATGACGTACTAAGATACCAAGGTCTAGCATTTAGTTGGATTGGCTTTGACGAACTTACACAGTGGCCTACACCATTTGCTTGGAACTATATGCGATCACGTTTACGTTCTACAGCACATGACCTTCCTGTATACATGAGGGCAACAACGAACCCCGGAGGAAGAGGGCATCATTGGGTTAAGAAGATGTTCATTGATCCTGCTCCTCACAATAAATCGTTTGATGCTACAGATATTGAGACAACAGAAGTATTAAAGTATCCTGCTGGACATAAGAAGGCAGGTAAAGCTTTATTTAAACGTAAGTTTATACCAGCACGATTATCTGATAATCCATACTTAGCTGAACAGGGTGACTACGAAGCAATGCTTCTATCACTACCAGAACAGCAAAGAAGACAATTACTAGATGGTGATTGGGATATTAAAGAAGGTGCTGCATTTACAGAGTTTGATAGAAACATACATGTAGTTGAACCCTTTCCAATACCAAGTAACTGGGTTAAGTTTAGAGCATGTGACTATGGTTATGGAAGTAAGTCAGGTGTAGTATGGTTTGCAGTATCACCAAGTGAACAACTTATAGTGTATCGTGAACTGTATGTAAGTAAAGTATTAGCCGCAGATTTAGCTGATCAAGTACTTGACTTAGAAGCTGAAGATGGTAATATTAAGTATGGAGTACTTGATAGCTCATTATGGCACAAGCGTGGTGACACAGGTCCTTCATTAGCAGAACAAATGGTACAGAGAGGTTGTCGTTGGCGACCTTCAGATAGATCAAAAGGTTCACGTGTAGCAGGTAAGAATGAGATACACAGGCGATTACAAGTAGACGAGTTTACAGAACTACCAAGACTAGTATTCTTTGATACATGTGCTAATATGATAGCACAATTACCAGCGTTACCTATTGACAAAAGAAACCCAGAGGATATTGATACTACCTCAGAAGATCACTTGTATGACGCTTTACGATATGGTATCATGTCAAGACCACGGTTTAGTATATTTGATTACGATCCAAATGGACGACCATCTGGTGGTATGCGAGTAGCAGATTCTACGTTTGGATATTAAGGACAAATAAATGGCAGAAGAAAATGAAGGCTTTATCGAAGACGATGCAATTATCCTAGAGGATAGTGATGACTCAACGGTTGATGACGCAGATACAGCAAAGATAATACCCTTCATTATGGAGAAGTATAATCGTGCTGATGACTATAGACAACAAGATGAACAACGTTGGTTACAAGCATATCGTAACTACCGTGGTATCTATAGTCCTGATGTACAGTTTACTGAAGCTGAAAAGTCAAGAGTATTTATTAAAGTAACTAAAACTAAAACTCTTGCTGCATATGGTCAGATAGTAGATGTATTATTTGCAGGTCAGAAGTTTCCACTAACAGTTGATCCTACTGAACTACCAGAAGGTGTAGTAGCTGATGTAAACTTTGATCCTAAAGAACCTGAGCAATTACGTGAGTCAGAGTTAGGTGAGGAAGTTAATCCTTATGGCTTTGCTGGTGATGGTAAAGACTTACCTGCAGGTGCTACTGCTAAAACATTACTTGATAGTATTGGTCCTCTTAAAGATAAACTTAGTGAGATTGATAATGTACGTGAAGGTGTAGGTAAAACTCCTACATCTATTACGTTTAGCCCTGCAATGATTGCGGCTAAGATGATGCAAAAGAAAATACATGACCAGTTAGAAGAGTCTAGTGCTAGTAAACATTTACGTAGTACAGCATTTGAAATGGCATTGTTTGGTACTGGTGTCATGAAAGGTCCTTTCGCAGTAGATAAGGAATACCCTAATTGGAATGATGATGGTGAGTATTCACCTATTATGAAAACTATACCACAAGTATCACACGTATCAGTATGGAACTTTTATCCTGATCCTGATGCTACTAATATGGATGAAGCACAGTTTGTTATTGAACGTCATAAGATGTCAAGAACACAATTGCGTGGACTTAAACGTAGACCACACTTCCGTTCAACAGTTATTGATGAAGCTATTACACTAGGTGAGAACTACAATAAAGAACACTGGGAAGATGATCTATCAGATTATGCACCAGAGCATGGCATTGAACGCTTTGAAGTACTAGAGTATTGGGGCATGGTAGATGTCGAAATGCTAATTGAACAAGGTGTAGACATTCCAGATGAACTATCAAACGTAGATGAGTTACAGGCCAATGTATGGATTTGTAATGGTAAACTACTACGTATGGTTATGAATCCATTTAAACCTGCACGCATTCCTTATATGGCTGTGCCTTATGAGCTTAATCCTTATAGCTTCTTTGGTGTAGGTATTGCAGAGAACATGGATGATACACAAACATTAATGAATGGTTTCATGCGTATGGCTGTAGATAATGCTGTACTATCAGGAAACTTACTAATTGAGGTAGACGAAACTAACTTAGTTCCCGGACAGGATATGTCTGTATACCCGGGCAAGGTCTTTCGTCGCCAAGGTGGTGCACCCGGACAAAGCATTTTTGGAACAAAGTTTCCTAATGTAGCACAGGAGAACTTACAACTCTTTGATAAGGCACGTGTCCTTGCAGATGAGTCTACAGGTTTTCCATCTTTCGCACATGGTCAAACAGGTGTGTCAGGTGTTGGTCGTACTGCTTCTGGTATTAGTATGTTAATGGGTGCTGCACAAGGTGGCATTAAAAATGTTATCAAGAATATTGATGATTACCTGTTACGTCCTTTAGGTGAAAACCTATTTAGATTCAATATGCAATTTGACTACGACCCTAAGATCAAAGGTGACTTAGAAGTTAAGGCTCGTGGTACAGAAAGTTTAATGGCTAATGAAGTACGTAGCCAAAGATTAATGCAGTTTATGCAAATTTCTTCTAGTCCAGCCCTTGCACCTTTCGCTAAATTCCAGTATATTATACGAGAGATTGCGAAGTCTCTTGAGTTAGACCCTGATAAGGTTACTAACAATATGGATGAGGCCGCTATCCAAGCAGAACTCATGAAAGGTTTTCAACAAGCACAACCAGAACAAGGCGCACCAGCAGGAGCTAATCCAGCAGACCCTACAGGTGCAGGTGGTGGTAACATAGGTACAGGACAAGCTCCTCTACCACAAGAACAAGGATTTAGCGGAAATGCAGAAGGACAAGGAGCACCTGAGCAAGCTCAAGGCAATGGTCAGCAACCACCAGCAATGGGAACAGTTCAATAGTTATATAGATAGTTTGATTGCTCAACAGCATAGAACTATGGAACAAGCTGACAATGATAAGATTATATATAGAGCACAGGGTGCTATCTTTCAGTTACGTAGATTAAAACTATTAAGAGATGAAGTATTAAAAAATGGCTGATGAAGAAGTAGGCACTAAAACAAACAAAAAGACACAGGCTGGTAGGGATGTTTATGAAACTTCTGACGGTGAAATGGTTTCTGAAAAATCTATTACTTTTGAAGTAGATGGTCTTTTTGTAAATATTCCTAGCATACATGATGGTGTTCGTTACTCTGATGATGAAGTGTATAGGAAATTTATGGCAGGTGAAATACAACCTACAAGTGCACATCAGACAAAAGAAGAAGCTATAACAGCCGCTAAAGAGAGAAGCAAAAGTTTAAAATTTAATAAGGGTGGAACACCGATGAAAAGACAAATGGAACTATTCGCACGTGGTGGCCTCAACGATGAGGGTGGTATGATTGACGAAGAATCTGGTAACGAAGTTCCTGTAGGTGGAACTCGTGAAGGTGTTCGTGATGATATTGATGCTAACGTTAGTGAAGGTGAGTTTATATTTCCAGAGGATGTTACACGATATATTGGTTTAGATAAACTTATGCAGTTACGTCAAGAAGCTAAGATGGGTTTAAAGAAAATGGAAGCTATGGGTCAGATGGGCAATAGCGATGAAGCTACTATGGATGATGATATGCCATTTGGTATGGATGACTTAATCATTGTAGCTGGTGGTGAACCTGATGATGATGGTGAAATTAATATGGCTGTTGGTGGTTTAGCTACGGGTACTACAAATGTTGTGCGTACTCCTGATCCTGTTGCATCTGTTGCAAATCAAACTGTTGCACCATTAGGTACTACTACACGTAGACTTACACCAGAGATTACACAACCTGTACGTACTACAGTAGACTTTAAGAAGCTTATGGGTGATGCAGCTATTGAATATAAAGAATATCGTAATGCAGCTGGTAATAATATACTAGTACCATTCATTGGTGGTAAAGCTACATTCCCTATTCCTGATGGTTATACTTTGTATACAGGTACTGATGCACCTGTAGGAGCTGGTACTACACCTACGGATAATATAGTTGCAGATGCTAACACGGCTACTCAAGAAAGACGTAGTAATAATGATGATCGTACTAACGTTGCACTACCACCGCCAGAAGCAATTGATTGGGACAATCTAAGCTATGAAGAGTATATGGATAAGTCCTCTACTTTAGTTGGGACAGGAAGAACTTTTGCTAAAGCGGCTACACTATTTATGGGGCCACTTGCTATATTTCCTATGGCGGCAATGGCACATCAAGATAAAAAAGCATTGTTAGGTGCTACTAAACTTTTAAACTCTGGATTATTAAATGCGGAACAAATTGCGGCACTTAAAGCTAGAACTGAGGGCATAAATGAACACGCTGGTGGTTTAGTTAATAATTTATTAGGTGATGTATTTGGCGGTGTTATTGATGCAATAGCTGGTGCTTTAGGTACGTTACCAGAAGAAGTAGAAGCAGTTAAAAAAGTTGCTGTAGAAACTGGTGTTAAAGTAGACCCAACACCAATAAAGCTTATGCCACAAGATGATCCTATTGATGATCTAATGCCCGGAGAAGTTCGGGAAGTTGCACCTACATCGTATAGCTCTGGTGCAATTAACATGCGCCCCGATGCTTTAGATATATCAGCAGGTCAAGA